CGCCAATCCTCGGCGACTGATCTGTGTGAGATCGTGGATGGGTGCCAGGCCTAGTCTCACATCAAAGTCTTGATCCAGCCGGGCCTTTCTAGCATAAGGACAAGGAGCCCAACCACCAAGGTCAGCATGTGGAACTTCTACAAAGTTCGTGATCCACTGTTCGATATTGTTTTTTACATCTTCTAATTTTAATAGCATAGTTTAAAAGAAAGGCAAGCCGCTTTTCTTGGTAGTTTCTAAATGTTCTTTAATTAAATCGTTAATCAGATTGCGTTCTTCATAACTCAATGCCATGGCTTGATCGTATGTCAATCCACCTCGCATGTACCACGACATTCTCAACGCCTCCTGCCGAATATTACTTACTTCTTTATCCATCTGTTCCAGCATCTCAGAGATCTGGTCAGAGTTCAAGGCTAGGAGGCGGATTCGAAAAAACTTGTCATGTCCAAAGTTATATTTTGTTTATATTTGTTTTGGCATTCTGGACATGTAAGATCTATGGGTTGCAGTTCAGCTTTATTTTTAAGCTCAATAATATGGTCTCGTACGCTGGTGAATATTTTACGATCGCAATTGTTCATTAGCTCTAAAATAAATTCAGATTCAGTGACCACAGCCTGCGGTGTTTTAACTGCGGCAATACTTTGACACAAAGCCTGCACAGTAATTGTGGTCAAGCGTTTCAGTGCATCATTGATATTTTTTATCTTGTCTGTTTCTGGAGTTTCTGCGTCAGGAATCATGGACATTATTTTTTGTTGCTCAAACTGCAATTGATTGTTGGCATTGAGATCTTGATAAGTCATAGGCCGGAAGAAAAATTCTAAATCGCCGTGCCGCACACTGTTGTTGTAGTCTGGAGCCTGAATGCCGTCCAGCATCATTCGTAAATCGATTGTGAACTCGTGTTCATGATTGCAACTAGGACATTGGCTACCAGAATCTAAATCATGTCCGTGACTGGCCAATCTAATACCAACCAAAATGGTGTCTACGTCTACTGCTGGGATTGCCCAGGCATTTTTTATGTTTGGCACACAGCTTTGTATTACATCAACCATGGCAGCTCCATTAAACAAAGCATCTGGTGTTCGATAGCTGATTTCGTCGATAGCAGTCATGGGCAACACAGGAATTTCTCCATTTGGCGGCATATCCAACGTGCCAGGTGGATAAAAATTACCTTTACTGGGTAGCCGTATATAAATTGACGGCTGTCTAAAATACTGTTTTAATGGGTTGTTTGATGTCATAAATTCCCTCGCTAAATATAATTATGGCAAATGACGACTCCCTCAAAGAATTAGATGACTGGCTAGCCAGACAAAAAGAATCGTATGAAGCTGGCTATATTTCTGCAAAACAGTTGCACGAAGCAGAAATGGACCACGCAGCCGGCATACGAGGTTATACTGCACAGCTAAAACAAAGTATAGGTCAACTGGGTACCAGTACCAAAGATACAATTAGCACCATGTCCAAAGGCCGAGATTCTACAGAGGCCTGGTCTAAAACAGTTGAGTCCGGTGCTGATGCAGTTGCTTCATACACATCAAAATTTGGCCCGGCTGGCAAAGCCATGGGCTTGTTGGCCAAATCAATTGCGGCCCTTAATACTGCGGCCCTGGCACAAAGTAAAGCATTATTTGATCAATATCAAAAGTTAAGTCAAGTTGGTGTAGTTGGCGGCAAAGCCATGGACGAAGTCTATGAAAAAATGCGCCAATTTGGTTACACTCAAGACCAACTGGGTAACTTAAATCAAGTTCTTACTGAGAACAGCAAAACACTAGGCAAGTTCTACGGCAGTGCGCTTGAAGGCAGCCGAGTCATGGGACGGGCCGCGGCTGGATTTGCAGAGCAGCGCGAGTCAATGAGATTAATGGGTCTCACTGTTGATGACCTAAACGATGGTCTTGCCGGCTACATTGCCCAGGAAGGTGCATTCGGAAGACTACGGGGGAAAACTAGCAAAGAACTAGCCGAAGGCACAATAGCTTATCTCAAAGAGTTAGATGCTGTGACCAAGCTGACTGGATTGAATCGCAAGGAGCAACAAGATATTCAAGATCAAGGCCGGAACATTGAAGCGTTCTATGCTGTTCTTGCAGACATGGATCCAAAGGATGCACTAGAGGCTGAAAAAGCCTACAAACTAGCATACGTGCAACTTGGTCCTAAAATGGCCGCCGAACTTGCCGGTTCCTTTGGCGGAATTATAACCGGCGGCACTGATATGGCAATGGCCACCGGTGGCGAGAGCATGAAGAAATTCAGCAGAGAGTTTTTTGAGGCTGGTGGAACTGCATCTCAATCTATGAAGGCACTTGGAGATTCTATTACTCCAGAAACTGTAGAAGCTATCAAAGGCATAAACAAGCTCGGCGGCGCATTTGGACCAAATTTAAAAACAGTAACAGAATTTAAAGAAAGTGTTAAAACTCTTACTGAAGATACCGAAAAGGTAACAACAGAACAAAAAAATCAACTAGCAGGTCTAGACAGTGCAACCAAGAGTCAGGCCGCTATTGCTGAGAATCAAGTTAAAACAGCACAAAGAACAGCAGACTTTACCAATATATTTGTGCCAGCAGCAACCAAGATACAAAAATGGGCCACTGATACAGCAGAGTTTACAAGTCGTATAATACCAGGCTCTTCTACCGGTGGTATATTTGGACTTGGGTCAAGAGGTGGTGGTGCATCTGGTGGCGGTGGTGGTGGCTCTGCACCAGCAGGCGGTGGTGGTGGAACAGGAGCTCCGGCAGCTCCTGCAGCTCTGGGCAGTAGAGGTGGCGGTGGTGGTACACCTACAGCACCTGGAGCATCCTCGTCGAGCAGTAGCGCACCTCCATCGGGGCAAGGTGCTGATGCTGGTTCTTATAGTAGATCAGGTGGAGGTCTAGGAGCACCTCCATCAATGCAACAAGCATCAACTGGCGGAATGAGTGATGATGATATTAAAAAGATGATCATCAGGCACGAAGGTATACGTAACAAACCCTATCAAGACAGTTTAGGATTGTGGACAGTGGGTGTCGGACATTTAATTGGTGACGGCAAAACGCTACCACCAGAATGGAATAGAGAATTTTCCAACGATGAAATAATGAAAATGTTCAATGATGACTATGCTAGTCATCGATTGGCAGCACAACGAATACCCAGTTTTGACAAGTTAAACACCAAAGGACAAGCTGCGTTAACTGACTTGACTTTTAACATGGGCAACAGTTGGATTGACAAATGGCCCATGTTAAAAAAGCAGTTGGCATCAAACGATGTTGCAGCCGCTGCTGCAAATTTAGAAAGTAGCAAGTGGTATGGTCAAGTGGGCAACCGTGCTCCTACAGTGGTAGATTTATTGAGAAATGGCGCTGCTACTGCTGAGGGAGGTGCTGCGTTTTCTGGTCCAAAATCTGGATATTCTGCTGTGTTACACGGTGATGAAGCAGTGATACCACTTAATAATAACAGTGGAAATTTTATAAAAATGTTTGAATCCATGGCCAGCACCAATCAACGTATTGTTTCTTTGTTGGAAGAAACTTTAGATGTGCAATCAAGTATAGCGTCAGCAACCAAGAATACTGCTGACAGCAGTGGCAAAATGTTGCACTACGCACAAGGTTAACGGTAAATATACGACCATGGCAGACAATCAAAACACTCGCAAACCCGGTTGGAAAAAGTATTTCAAAGTTGCAAACACCGGCGGCTCACTGAGTCCAATTTCAGGACAAAATCAATTTGGATTAGATGGCTACCCTAGACAGACCGGTGGTGAATACAGCACCGGTGGCACACCCAACGACTTTGCATTCCGCAATTATGCCAGCAGATTGCCTGAAGTATATTCAGGACATCCTAACCGAATTGAACGCTATAATCAATACGAAAATATGGATTGCGATTCGGAAGTTAATGCCTGTTTGGATATCATTGCTGAGTTTTCAACACAGGTCAACGAAGATAACAAAACACCGTTTGACATTAATTTTACAGACAAGCCTACCGATCACGAAGTAGAAATTATTAAGAAACAGCTACAACAGTGGACCAAACTAAACAAGCTGGATCAACGCATATTCAAACTGTTCCGCAACACTATCAAGTATGGCGATCAAGTGTTTGTGCGTGATCCAGAAACTTTTGAAATGATGTGGGTTGACATGGTCAAAGTGGCCCGTGTGATTGTAAATGAAAGCGAAGGCAAGCGCCCAGAGCAGTATATCATTCGTGATATTAATCCTAACTTCCAAAACATGAGTGTGGCACAAAAAACCACCAGTGACTATTATGTAAGCCGTGCGTTAGGCGGTGGCACTAATACTAATAATTATAGCAGTCCTGGCGGAGGTGGCGCCGGCGGCGGAACCGGCAATGGCGGAGTAGGCAACAGCAGATTTACACAGGCCATGAACGAAACCTGTATTGACGCACGTCACGTGGTGCATTTGAGCCTAAACGAAGGACTTGATTACTTTTGGCCATTTGGACAAAGTATACTGGAAAACATTTTCAAAGTGTTCAAGCAGAAAGAACTGCTGGAAGACTCAGTGCTGATTTATCGTGTGCAACGTGCTCCTGAGCGTAGAATCTTCAAGATTGACGTGGGCAACATGCCAAGCCATATGGCCATGCAGTTTGTTGAGCGTGTCAAAAATGAAATGCATCAACGCAGAATCCCTACCAATACTGGTGGTGGCGCCAACATGATGGATGCCAGTTACAATCCCTTGTCAATCAACGAAGATTACTTCTTTCCAGTCAGTGCTGACAGCAGAGGATCAGACGTTACTACCTTACCCGGTGGTGCTAATCTAGGCGAAATTGACGATTTAAAATACTTTAATAACAAAATGGCCCGTGGTCTGCGTGTGCCTTCAAGCTACTTGCCCACTGGCCCAGACGACTCAGACCGTGCGTTAAATGACGGCAAAGTAGGCACAGCCTTGATACAAGAATACCGTTTTAATCAATACTGTATGCGTTTACAACGCCTAATTATGCAGAAATTAGATGATGAATTTAAGATGTTTCTGCGTTGGAGAGGCTTTAATATTGATGCAGGCCTGTTTACAATTAGCCTGTGCGAGCCACAAAACTTTGCCAGCTATCGTCAAAGCGAGTTAGATACCAGTCGTATCTCGTCGTTTGCAGCTATTGAACCGTTGCCGTATTTCAGCAAGCGTTTCTTGATGAAACGTTACCTAGGACTCAGCGAAGAAGAACTGGTAGAAAATGAAACACTGTGGCAAGAAGAACGTGACCAACCAGAGTTAGAAACTACACAAGGACAAGATCTGCGTAGTATTGGTATTACACCAGCTGGGCTAGAAAGTGATATTGCTACAGGTGAAGAAATAACCGGGGCAGATGCTATGGGCGGACCAGAGGGTGGTATACCTGGGGCACCAACTACAGCACCTGGCACTGCTGGAGCACCGCCTCCAACTAGCGGAGTGCCCGGTGTATAAATACTAGTATGATTCTCAACGAAATATACAAAAAAAGTCCTGAAGCTTATCAGGATGTTAGCCAAGATAACAGTCAACCTCAACTGGGTAATCTTCGCAAAACTCGTCTGACTTTGCGTCAGCTTAACAAACTACGTCAGATGCAAGATGTGCGTAGTTACGAGTATAAAGAAAAACTTAAACAAGTTAAGAAACAATATGCACCCGCCCCGGCTGCTCCTGGACTGTAATTAGCTGTAACACAACAGTCAAATATACTCACTTTTCCGCCTCAAAACTACCAATATTATAAGTTAGATGTAAATATCTAACGAGCCATAACCATTGGAGGAACATATGACTAATAAATTTGAACAATTGATCGAATACGTGATCAATGATGAAGAAGCGAAAGCTAAAGAACTATTCCACGACATCGTGGTAGAAAAATCTCGTGAAATCTATGAAAATTTGATGAACGAGGAAGAAGACGAAGAGTTGGACGAAGAGTCTGATGCCGAACGTGACGACCATGCTGAAAAAGCTGGTAAGAAAGTGGCCAAAGACATCGAGTACGACGAAATGCACGAAGATTTTGGCGGCGATGCCAGCGATGACTTGATTGACGATGTTGAAGCCGAAGAACAAGGCATGCAAGAAGACGAAGAGTCTGACGTTGAATTTGACGATGCAGCCGAAGAAGACGGCGAAGATCTAACACACGACATGGAAAAAGACCACGATGACGAAGGCGACATCGAAGACCGCGTGGTTGATTTAGAAGACAAATTAGACGAACTCATGGCTGAATTTGAAGCTATTATGGGCGGCGAAGGCGGCGACAGTGTGTCTGATATCGACGGCGGCGACGCTTTAGAAATGGATGACACAGACACAGCTGACTTTGGCGACATGGACGAAACAATGGGCATGATGGAAAATGTAACGTTGGACAAAGTGCCTGCTCCTAAGCACGGTGACGATGGTGCTAACAACAAAAGCGTAGTTGCTTTTAACAGTGGTGCTAAAGGCATGGCAGCAAGCCCAGTTAAAATGACTGGTGACACAGCTCAAGGCCGTAGTGCTCCAAAAACTAGTGACTTGCCACAAGCAGGCCAGTTTAAAAATGTACCAGGCAAAGGCGGCGCCAACTCCAAGTTGAGTGCAGCTCCGAAGCCTACTACAGCTCAAGCCAGTGGTGTTAATACAAAATCACCAGTTGGTAAAGCGTAATCCAGAGATATGGCTCGATATCTAAAAGAACATCTAAGCTTCACTCAGGCAGGTCTTGAAATCCTGTCTGAGGAAGCCCACGATGGCAGCAAAACCTTAAAGTTAAAAGGTGTTTGCATAGAAGGCGGCGTTAGAAATGCCAACGAACGAGTATATCCTGTAAATGAAATTGCCAAGGCAGTTGACACTATTAACGAACAAATTAAAACAGGTCATTCAGTTTTAGGCGAAGTTGATCATCCAGAAGATTTAAAAATTAACCTGGATCGTGTGAGCCACATGATTGAAAAAATGTGGATGGACGGCCCTGCTGGAATGGGCACGTTGAAGATATTACCTACACCGATGGGCAAACTGGTTGAAACCATGTTGACTAACGGTGTAAAACTAGGGGTTAGTAGTCGTGGATCAGGAAATGTTGACGACAGAACCGGACATGTCAGTGACTTTGAAATTGTCACTGTAGATGTGGTTGCTCAGCCGAGTGCTCCAAATGCATATCCCACAGCAATTTATGAAGGCCTTTTGAATCACAAAGGCGGACAACGATTGTTGGATATGTTCAAAGACCCAGCTAAGAGCGGCAAAGCACAGAGATACGTTAAAGACGAAGTAATGCGTCTGATACGTGGTCTCAAGATTGAAGGGAAATAATATGCTAGATGCTATTAAACCGTTACTAGATAGCGACCTTATCAACGAAGAAGCTCAACAACAAATCTCAGAAGCTTGGGAAGCAAAGTTGAACGAAGCTCGTGAACAGGTACGTGCAGAACTCCGCGAAGAGTTTGCACAACGCTATGAGCATGACAAACAAGTGATGGTGGAAGCCCTGGATCGTATGATAACAGATGGTTTGACTGCAGAACTTGATCAAGTGAAAGCTGAAAAGCAAGCACTTGCTGAAGATCGCGTTAAATTTCAAGGCAAGATGAAAGAGTCAGCTACAAAGTTCAACAACTTTATGGTGACAAAACTTGCTGAAGAAATTGGCGAACTGCGTAAAGACCGCAAGATGCACACAGAAGGCGTTCAGAAGTTAGAACAATTTGTGGTTCATGCTCTTGCACGTGAGATTCAAGAATTTGCAACAGACAAACAAGATGTAGTTAATACAAAAGTTCGTTTGGTGCGCGAAGCTCGCAAACAATTGGAAACACTCAAAGCACGTTTCGTAACAGAAAGTGCCAAGAAGATGTCCAGTGCTGTTAGCACACACCTGAAGGCTGAACTCAGTCAGTTACAAGAAGACATCAAAGTTGCTCGTGAGAACAATTTTGGACGTCGTATTTTTGAAGCGTATGCAAGTGAATTTGGAGCAACTCACCTAAATGAGAAGCAAGAAGTTCGCAAATTGCATGATACAATCGCGGCCAAAGATAGTAAACTAGCTGAAGCCATCAAATTCGCCCAGAAGGCAAAAGTTCTGGTCGAGTCCAAAGAACGCGAAATGCGTATACTTAAAGAATCTAATCAGCGTGAAGCTGTGTTAGAGGAATTGCTTAGTCCTTTAAACAAGGAAAAAGCAGAAGTAATGCGTAATTTGCTTGAAAGTGTCCAGACAAGTCGCTTGTCGAATGCTTTTGAAAAGTATCTACCAGCAGTCTTAGAAGATCGTTCAGTGAAAGCCAAAAAAGTAATTACTGAATCATTCAATGAAGCAACTGGCGATAAATCTGCCCGCAGTCCAGATGCAGATCAACAAGCTGATAATACCAGCAATGTGATCGATCTAAAGCGTTTGGCAGGGCTGTAATTTAAGATATAATAAAAGGAGACTTAAATGTCACAAGAATTATTAGAAGGTCGTTGGGACGAAACTAAAGACGCACTCTTGGAAGGCCTTTCTGGTTCCAAGCGCACGTCTATGAGCGTAATCCTTGAAAATACCAAGAAGTATTTGCGTGAGAACGCATCTTCTGGTTCTACAGTAAGTGGTAACATTGCTACATTAAACCGTGTGATTCTGCCAGTTATTCGACGTGTTATGCCAACTGTTATTGCTAACGAGTTGGTTGGTGTTCAGCCAATGACAGGTCCTGTAGGTCAAATCCACACATTACGTGTTCGCTATGCACAAAGTTTAACTGACAATTCAGCAGCCGCTACTAGCGTCCAAGCTGGTCAAGAAGCTTTGAGTCCTTTCACTATTGCTACTGCTTACTCTACTGTTCCACAAACTACTACAACAGCTACTGGATACACAGGTAACAACACAGCAACAATGGAAGGTACAGGCGGTAAGCAGATTTCCGTTCAGATCTTGAAACAAGCTGTTGAAGCTAAGACACGCAAGTTACAAGCTCGTTGGACATTTGAATCTGCACAAGATGCACAAGCTATGCACGGTATTGATGTAGAAGCTGAAATCATGGCTGCTCTTGCACAAGAGATCACAGCTGAGATTGATCAAGAGATTCTCTTGAGCTTGTCTACATTGGCAGCTACTGAGTATACATACAACCAAGCTACCGTTTCTGGTACAGCTACATTCGTTGGTGACGAGCATGCCGCATTGGCAGTTCTGATCAATCGTACAGCTAACCTGATCGCTCAGCGCACACGTCGTGGCGCTGGTAACTGGGCTGTTGTTTCTCCAGCTAGTTTGACAGTATTGCAAAGTGCAACAACTTCTGCTTTTGCTCGCACAACAGAAGGCACATTTGAAGCTCCTACAAACACCAAGTTTGTTGGTACATTGAATGGCGCTATGCGTGTGTTTGTAAACTCTTATGCTTCTGATACAGCTTCTGTATTGGTTGGATATAAGGGCACAAGCGAAGCTGATGCCGCAGCGTTCTATTGCCCATACATTCCATTGATGAGCAGTGGCGTTGTTCTTGATCCATCAACTTTCGAACCAGTCGTATCATTCATGACACGTTATGGCTTCGTTGAGTTGACCAACACAGCATCCAGCTTCGGTAACGCAGCTGACTATGTTGGCGAGATCGCAGTTCAAAACTTGTCATTCTCCTAATCAGAGAACTACCCAGGGATGGGAAGGAGAGAAACCTGCTTCGGCAGGTTTTTCTTTGGTGTCAATAATATTAACAAATAAGTAAACGATGAAATTCAAAGTGCCGTACTATCACGACCCTAAAGATATTATTTTTAACAGTGATTTTTCTATTAATCATAAATTTTTTGAGAATCTTACACCAACTTCGCCGGTAGTGCTGAATTTATCATTGGATCCATACAATGTTAAAGAAATAAATGAACTACTTAAATTGCAAGGAATAAACACTGATAACATTATATTTTTAACATCAAATTACGATCTAGACTCAACATACAATAATATAATTTTTTATCCAAGTTGGTTAATATCTACCAGTCTTTCGTTGAAAAAAATACCGATTAATCTAAAAAGGAATTATAAGATTAGTTGTCTTAATCGAATAGCCAAAGGTCATAGATTTTATCTTTTTTACTTGTTAAAAGAAAAAAAATATTTTAATGAACTAGTGTATACATTGCAAGGACTGTGTTCCTATGACAACAACTTGACATGGGACAATGGTCAAATTGCAGGGCTGGATGACTTACCAAAAAAAGTTAAGTTAGAATTGAGCAAACTAGATCTAAATATAACAACAATGAAGGTACCGGATCCAAACATAAATGTCAATGACCATTCTACCAATCATATTGCCTACTCAGACAGTTATATGAATATTGTTACAGAAAGTTCGTATAGATTTGCAACACCGTTTTTTAGCGAAAAAACTATAAAACCATTGGCGTCTGGCCAGTTGTTTTCGATGGCAGGTGATCAGAACAGTATTAACTCACTTAGAGCACTTGGATTTGAAACATTTGATCATGCATTTGACAATCACAATTATGATAACTTTGTTACATATAAACAAAGAATTGATTCAATGGTTGAACTGGTAGATTGTGTTTATGAAAACATTGAATCAATATATTTTGATAATATTCAAGCCATAACTCACAATCAAGATTATGCATTGTCCGACCATTTTAGAAATAGTTTTTTTAAACCACTTTTAGATTTAGATATTGTTGATACTTTAAATTTTATACCAACTTAAGAATTTGTGTATTTTGTCTACGACACTGGCCCAATCGCCCATTTTAGGTTGGCGAAACAACCTAGCTGATGAATACCATGGACTTGAATCTCTATCAAGCAACCAGCGCCAGTCCAGCGCATACTGACTCAACATAACCCATACAGGTCGACCCAATGCGCCAGCCAAGTGGGCTACAGCAGTATCAACACTGAGCACCACATCCATGTGCATGATCAATGCGGCTGAGTCAGCAAAACTTCGTATGGCGCCCGGATATGCTCGGACACCTGCGGCCACTAACTCAGCCTCTTCTTCCGCGGTACAATCACATTGTAGGTTGACCCACTCGTAGCCTGGATTGCAACGGATTAACTCTAACATGGTTTCAAACGGCATGCCCTTGTGACGATTGATCCAGGTATCTCTACGACCACTCCAACAAAAGCCCACACGCAGTCGATTTTTAGGTCCCAACGTTGTTTGCCATTCTTTTTGTAATCGGGCGTCGGCAGTCAAGTAGTATTGCACGTTGGCCATGTTCTCAAGAGTTGATCCAATTACACCAGGGATGCTCATAATAGGAATCCAATAATCAAATTCAGGCAACGGGTCACCTTCGACTAAAATTGTAGTAATAGAAGGCCCTAGTATCAATGGGCGAAGATTTTGATTTAACGTTACTATTACTCGAGCGCCACGACTAGTAATGTCACCAATAAATCGAACAAATTGTATATTGTCGCCGTGGCCCTGTTCACCTACTACCAAAACAGTTTTATCTTTGATATCTTGACCAGTCCATCTGGGTTGTGGATATTTTGGCAACTCGCCAGCTAAGTGCTCATAATTCCAGCGACTTTCGTACTGTGGCCAACCACGGGCGTAATCACCAGCTAACAAATAAGCCACAGCCAAGTTGAATTGTGCAGTTGGATGTTGTGGAGCCAATTGTATACTACGTTGTAAAAATGGTATAGCACCAATTGCGTCTCCACATTCGCGTAATACGTTGCCGTAGTTGTTGAATGCTGATGCTGAATTACGATCTTCAGTTAATGCCTGGGCATAGTATTTTAGTGCCAGTTCTGGGTTGTTTTCTTCTCTGGCAGTATTGCCGTGCGCTATTAAAAGTTCTGTGTTCATGATCATATTTAATGGGCTACAGCAACACCTGTAAAATATATATTAGCCATAAATACTTGTCAACGCAATCATGCGTTTTATGCGGCTCTTAACCCAGCCGCGTAGTGGGCTAGAACCCACATGGGACTTCTTTAAGGAGAAAACAAAATGGGTCGTCCACTTAAAATTAAACAATCTACCACCATCGACATTGGTTTCAATGACTTTGGTAACTTAACAGCGGCAGTTATTCCAACCGGATTAACTTCTACAGAATTCTTAGGCGTGGTTGGTGGCGCTAATGTTGGTATAGCTACAACCGATTATCCAGTGGTTAAGATTACAGCCAACATCAACAGTGTTCAGGGTGCAGCTTACATTATCACACAGAAAGGCACTACCAAGTATCTAGTGACAGATGCAACTTCGGTCAGTGCAGGAAGTTTCACAGTTGGTTACAGCTATCGAATTCTTGCAGTAGGCAATACCAATTGGACAGCAATTGGTGGCCCTGCTACACCAACTGTTGGCGCTGTGTTCACAGCCACAGGCATAGGATCTGGTACAGGTACTGCTACTGCGGTGGCCCAATGCAATTTAGTTGGAAACGCCACAATCAACAGCGGTGAAATGAATATGGTATTCAATGCTGACGGCAGTGCAATATATGCCACTCGCTTGACCAACAAGTATATTTGGGATAATTCGGCTACACCGGTTCGTTATGCGGTTAACTTCTTTGTAGCTGGAGATTCAGCAGCTGTTACTCTTGCCAGTGTTGCTGTTGCCAATGCTTCAGGTTGGTTTACAGCCAATGCCAGTTCCTTTACAACCGGTCAACTGATCAATGTCAGCGGAGCTTTGACAGGTAATGCTACAATCACTGGTTATGTTAATCCAACAACATATTACGTGGTTGCTACCAATGGAACAACAGCATTCCAGTTGGCTGCGTCAGAAGGTGCTGCTAACATTGTTACTGCGGCTGGTAATACCCGTGGCCTTACATTTAGTGAAGCTGTTTCAACAACTGTTAAATCTGGTGCAGAAACAGAAACCTGGGCCAATGGCACTGGTGATCTTACATTGGGTGATGTTCAAAATTACACTTCGTAATTTATGTAGTATCCAAAAAATCCCTGCTGCGGTGGGGATTTTTTATGACTATTGCCGTTGTAGACCGCATAAATAACAAAAAGGATCTGTAAATGGCAACCTATAAGAATATTAGCAGTGACTGGTACATTACCGTAGACAGCGGACAAGGCACAATTTATATTGACGGTAACTTGGACGTGGCTGGTAATATTACCTACGTCAGTGATATTGCTGTTAATGATGCATTTATTATTGTAGCTGCCAACAATACCGGCACAGTTAATGATATGGGTTTGGTGGCCACAAAAGTTGCCAACACTGCCTGGGCTGGACTTAGATTTGATGTTAGTGCAAATGCCTGGCAGATTAGCAGTAGTGTTTATGGCAACGGTGTTCCTGTTGCGGCCTATGCAAATATTTTAACTACATCATCTACAGCCAATGCTGCTGGATCCAACACACAGATACAGTTCAACCAAGGTGGCACCTTTGGAGCCAGTGCTAATTTAACATTTGATTATGGCAACAACAAGTTGACCATGTTGGGCTATCAAGTTTTTGGCAACACCGCCACTCCAGCCAACGTGGCCAATGCTGTGGCACTATACAGCAACGTTACAGGATCAGGTGGCACCGGTCTATACTTTACATCTGCATCAGCCAACGACGAGCTGGTCAGCAAGAGCAAAGCCATAGTATTTGCAATCATATTTTAAGGAACAACAATGTCAATAACAACCGCAGCAATAGGCAACACAGTCAGCAACGTATACGTCAGTGGCGGAAACACTGCTATTACCTGGTTAGCCATAAACAATTCAACCGCTAATACGGTCACTGCCAACGTGTATGCCGTGCCAGCAGGTAGCACAGCCAACACACAAAATTTAATTTTAACCAATATAGAAATGACTGGTTATGAAACATATCAATTGTATAATGCGGCAGAAAAATTATTGTTAGGTACCAATGACAGTATACAAGTGGTAGCCAACACCAGCGGAAACCTTAATGTAGTGACCAGTTATACTACAATCTAATGGGATATTATGTAAAAAATCGACGACTACAAAGCGGCAGTACCGGCGTAGTCTTACCTACAGGATCGTCAGAAACTCGTCCTGAATATCCAACATTTGGTATGATTCGATACAACACTGATGTGGGCTTGGTAGAATTCTTTAATGGATCAGTCTGGAATACACTCAGCACTGGTGGCAGCGTTAGCTACACTGTAGATGATTTTACCGGTAACGGAGTTCAAACGCTTTTTACAATGACTATAGCAGAAGATGTAGCAGAAAATATCATAGTATTTGTAGGGTCAATCTATCAAGATCCAGCTACAAGTTATACAGTCGATGGTGGTTATGACATTACATTCACATCAGCACCACCCAATACCGTGCCAATTAATGTAATTCACACCTCAAGTTAATCAACTAAATATCCTATACAGGGATAATCTATGGCAGTTAACTACGTAAAAGGGCAAATTTTATCAGACATTCTCGAAAGAGATGGCATTGATATATCTATTGCCAATGCCAATGTTGGGATCAACACAACTACTCCTACGGTGGCCCTTGATGTTTACGGCAATATCAACGCTAATAATCTCAGTACCACTGGCAATGTTGTCGGTGGTAATATTGTAGCAGGTAATATCGTATTGGCCAGCACTGGCAACATCAGTGCAGGCAATGTCAATATCAATAATCTAGCAGAGCCAGTGGCCAACGCAGATGCCACAACCAAATTTTATGTAGATCAAACAGTAGGAAATGTTGCTGGCAACATATCTGGCAATCTAATTCCATTAGGAACACCCACTGACGGTAGCCTAACTACCAACGTGGCCTATCCAGGATGGACTACTGCTACATTTGTAACTGATGGCCTAGACGATCTAAATCAAGTGGCTCTGAACATTGCTGGAAACACCTATGTGGGTAATGTTTACATCACTGCCAACGTAACATCTGGACCAAGCCCACTCAGTGTGGCATTTACTGGACACTACATTGGTAATCCAAACAGTTACCTTTGGGATTTTGGTGACGGTAATACCAGCACCTTGGCCAATCCAACACACACCTACAGCAATGTGCTTGGTGGACAATTTACAGTGGTTTATACTGCCTACAACACCAACGGAACTTACAGTGGCAACGCCGCAGCTGGTGCTAAAGGATCAACAGCAACATCAACCAACACCAATTACATCACTTTGTTTACACCGTTACCAATACCATCGTTTAACACAAGCCCAACAACGTTGGACACCGGTAGCAGTGTGACACTGACCAACACCAGTCAGTATGCTACATCTTATTCAATCAACTATGGCGATGGTAATATTGTCAACCCTGGCAATAGTTTTACTACCAACAGCCATACCTACATTAACTCTGCCAACACTGATGCCATATACGGAATCAACTTAACAGGCACAAATCAAACGGCGGGTAATGCACCACCCTACAGTGTTACGTCAGCCAACACCAATGTTAAAGTTTACGCACCACAGAGTCCTGCAGTAGCGGCCAATGTTGCAACCATAATCAACTACTTGGCCACGTCAGGTGGTGTGGTAAGTTTTCAAAATCAAACACCTGGCAGTCCTGGTAACACAGCCAGCTTTGGCGCCCAGCAGTTGTATAACTTCCAATGGGGCGACAGCACAGCCAACAGCAACATCAATATTCAAACTGGATTAGCTGGTAATCCTGGTGCGGCCAACGTTACTCATACCTTTGCTCTTACAGCCGGTCAACAAAATGCCGCAACCACGGTAAACCGTGTGGCCAATCTTTGGTTATACACCGGCTTCAGCACCAGCCCATTTAAGTCCAGCAACGTGACCATTTCAATCGAACCCGAAGTCAGAGCTGGCTTTGTAGGAACCAGTAATACACAAACCGATGCTACCGGATTTACATCCAATGCACAGGTTGGATATCTATACACCGACTACAACGGTCTTGATAGAAGTTTATTCAACTTCCGCAACGATACCTCGCCCAATGTGGCCTTTACTGGAAATGTGTTCAACTGGACCTGGGGCGATACTACCAGCAACACCGGTCTGATAACTTTTGCTAATGTGACACATTCATATCTAACGGCTGTAGGGTCGCCAACTACTGGAACTAAAACAGTGGCATTGCAGGCTAACGGAACTCCGGGAACCATATCACAAAGTAACACACAGACTCGAACAGCCTACATCACAATCTTGGCCAATCCTACAGCACCTACTAATCTCAGTGGCTATACTAATGTAACCATAGCCACAGCCAGTCAAGGCACTAGCCCGTTGTTGGCCGCTGGTGCCCAAGACAATACCGGTGGTAACATTGTGGCCAACGGGACCGCAGTGCTTCGTGTAGCAACTACCACACCAGTTGCTACTAGCACACAGGTTCAAAATGCCAATACTGCAACCACAGGCACATTAACTGCCTTTGTTAATAATACAGCTGCCGGTAACGTAACATTTACTACCAGCGGAAACACAGTAGGCACAGCAGGAGCATTGATTGTGTCAGCTGATCGAGATTTGCATGTGGCTAATGCCGCTGTGCCTACAGGATTCTACAAGGTATTTTCTGCCACTATCAGCAATACTTTGGCCAGCTTGGGCACCGGTTACAATGATTTCCAACTGAGACACACAGTATCGGGCAACACCAATACAGTGGGCATGGTCAAAGACAATTTAAATTCAGCACCTACCCTAGTGACCAGCAACGTGGTCATGGCCGGTAACGTTGCTGGAACTTACACTTACATATCAGGTATTCCTTATTACAGCGCCACCGGAAGTCCAAGTATTACTGTGGCCACGTTGGAACTGCAAAATTTTACAGGTCAAACTTTTCGCAGTGCTGATCCAATGACATTGAGTGCTGGCTCGGCTATAGAAGGCACAGGATCAATCATTGCCACACAAACCAAAACTTTGGCACAGATTAACGGAACAACTAGTATGCTCACTGGTAGTAATGTCAATGCCAATGTGGGCATTGCATCAAACTATACTATGGGCAATCTTAATGTGCTGATCAACGGAGCGGTCAATGCTGTGGCCAACGTGGGTGCCAACATATTCAACGTGATTGGTACCAGCACCACAGTTCAATTGCCAACCAAAATACAGGTCAATGCCGCGGCCAATACTGGCATTAGTGAAGGCAACATTGCGGTCAGTGCTACACTAGGATCTGTGTATACCGACAATGGATTACGCATAACCGGCTTTGGCTCAGCAGCCAACACACCTGCATTCAATGGAGCCACAAACTACTACACTGGCAACGTTTGGACTGGAGTGCAAACCATTGCCGGTACACAAGAAGCAGTTGATCGATATGGTGTAGTTAGACACTATGTTACAGATTTGTCATCTGGATATTTGCCAGTAGGGCCCAATCTTGCCACAGGACGAAGTGGATTACAATACTTTACTTTTGCTTTCCGTAGAGCCACAATGGCCAACTTTGATATCAGACTTACCAGCACCACAGGCATCGCTGGCATGTGGATTGCGGCCCCGGGCACTACAATTGACACAGGTGGATTCAGTTCGCCTACTCCAGGATTTCCAGGACCAACATCAACGCTTGATGGTTGGTTAAGTTGTTCACTACAGTATAACGGATCAGGTGTGCCAGGCGCAAATATAGCCGGAGGCGGTAACGGAACCAATGGTGTTGCTGTAACCGGTGCCGATGTTGTACCACTTAATTCGGCCATTGCCAATGTGGCATATACTATGACCTTGGGTTCGCAAAACTCAAGCAACAGCACAGGCAATAATGTTTTGGTTCGTATAGCATTGAGTAGTGGACAAACTATAACTGCACTTTCAATAGGAGACGCTGCGTAATGGCTGCTTCATTTAACGAAAGTCAAAAACTAGACTATCTTTGGAAGAAAGTTGGTTACGGTGTAGCCAAAACGTCTATTCCTCCTCCCGGCAGTGGCAGTAAAGAAGCGTATAACGAAAGCATACCTAGCCCTCTGCTGTACCGTGGCGATTTGGTCTGGACCAACAGCGGTGATATTCCTGCTAATCCGCCTAGCAATACCACATCAATTGTTCAAGTTTATAAAGACGGTGGCGGCGGCGGTTACAGTGCCACTGTGCAGTGTACCGAAGATTTTACAGCACCTGACAATCAAACTTGGAAAACAAATCTTACCAACTGGATACCCACGCAGTTTGGCGACAATTATTTGGTAGTGGTTTACGTAGACACTACAGGATCTACAACTCCACAAACCACTGGCACCAGACTGTTCCAGACTGGGTCTGGCAGTGACGACACATGGTTTTTTGATTATCAAGCCGGTATTCTAAACTTCAACGGCGCTACGATTCCGTCAGTGATCGCCGGTGGTATCTCAGGAAAATCTGTGTTTATTGTGGGCTACAGATATGTAGGACCAATTGGTGTGGTTGGTAATGCTGTGCTGGGCAACTTGACCATAAGCAATACCACAATCAGCAGCAGTTTGGCCAACGCCACAATCACATTGGAGCCAACTGGAACTGGAGTAGTCAGTATTGACACTACCACAGGATTGATCATTCCAGTGGGCAACATAACACAGAGACCCGGATACCCAACTTATTCTGCTACATCTTTGGCCACTATACGATATAATAATGATTATAACTATCTTGAATATTATGACGGAACTGAATGGTTAGAAGTTGGTGTAGGAGCCGGCGGTGCCATAGCTGATCAACAGATCACACCCGATGGAACCAGTGTCACCTATACTCTAACTCAAGATACCGATCAAACCAGCATTCTGGTTGCTATCAACGGTGTGGGCCAAATACCTGGATCTGCATATTCTGTAACTGGTAATCTTATCACGTTCTCAGAAGCTCCGTTGACCAGTGATGCAATTGACATTAGATTTTTGGCCTCAGCTTCTGTTACCAGCAAAATAATCAACGGTGCTGGTACTACCTATGTAGAAACCACTGGCGCCAACACAGTGGTTTCTAATGTATCAGGCACCAACATTATGGTGGTTTCCAGCACCGGCGTAAGTGTAGTTGGCAATGTTGTAACCAACAATATCAGCGCAGATCAAAGTTTAACGTTGCCAAGCTATACTGTAGCTCAGTCAGCAAACATTTCAGCACCGGTGGCAGGACAAGTAATTTATGTATCCAACGGAGATGCTGGCAACCCGTGCTTGGCAGTTTACAGCAGTGGTGCGTGGAAACGTGTCAGTTTAGGTGCAAATATCAGCGCAACATGATCTGATTTTTATAAAGCCGGATAAATAAGTATTCACCCAATTGTTATTCTACAATTTATAACCTCCAAATAGTTCTCCACACGTTAACTCAGCAGTGAATAATAGGCACAGAGAACCGTTTTCTCACGGCCGCACTAAATAACATATAGCCCGTATTGGAACGGACAAAACGTTTATTATTTTACTGCAAATGCAGTGAAAGTGCAGTAAAAAGAAGCCAACTGGAGAGAAAAAAATGGCCGTAACTAGAATTAATAACAATCAGGTAACAGATGCGATAACTGGCAACACCGTAGTTGGTATCAACGCCGGTACCAAGTTACAGGCATTCTCAATTACTGCCACTCGAATTGCCAACAATTTGACCTATGGCAGTGATTTGACGGTTGCAGGTAACTTGACTGTTCAAGGACAAACAACTACAGTTGACACAGTCAACACCTTGATCCAAGATCCGTTGATCACACTGGCTGATGGCCAAACGTCAGGTGCTCCTACACTAGACATTGGTACAATTGGCCTACGTGGTAGCCAACTGTCGGCAGTGTTGGGTTGGAAAGAAAGTGCTCTTGAGTTTGTAACAGCCTTAAGCAATACCACAGTTTCTAATACCACATTTAACATCAACAGTTATGCCAACTTACACACAGGTAACCTTACTGTTCAAGGCACAACCAGTTTGGTTGGTAACGTAATAGGTACCAACACAAACTTTACCGGCAACATCACAGTTGGTAATTTAATCAACAATGGATCAACTTCGGTAACCGGTAACATTACTGGTGGTAATTTGTTAACAGGTGGGTTAATTTCGGCTACTGGAACAATTACTAGTGCAGCCAACGTGATTGGTGGCAACTTAACCACTAATGGACAAGTAAGTGCCACAGCCAACATCACCGGTGGCAACGTCTTAACAGGTGGATTGATCAGTGCAACTAGTAACATAACCAGTGCAGCCAACATTACTGGTGGCAATGTGCTCACCGGTGGACAAGTAAGTGCTACAGGCAACATTACCGGCGCTAACTTGGTTGTAAGCACTAATATCTACGATGCCAACGCAATGAACATTGTTACAGGTGCAGGCAACATTAATCTATCACCAGCTGGTAACATTGTATTAAACACTACTTACATTAACGGTCTGCAACTGACTCCGGTACAAGATGGTGATGCGGCCAGTAAATACTATGTTGACACTATTGCAACCACAGGCATAACCATACACGAAGCAGTATACGCAGCCACTATATCTAATTTGGCTGTGGCCACAGGTGGTACAGTGACTTATGCGCAGCCCAATGGGGTTGCCAACGGTGTTGGTGCAACACTGACCACAACCGGTACATATACCGTCATTGACACAGCCAACGTTCAAACTGTAGGCACACGTATCCTGGTCAAAGATCAGGCCAATGCTGTGCAAAACGGTGTGTATGTGTATTCCAATGCTACAGTGATTACACGAAGCACTGACACTGACCAATACGGTGCTGACAGCGCAGAATCATTCAGTATCAACGATTACTTCTTTACTACCAGTGGTAACGTCAATGCAGGAACAGCCTTTGTTGTCAACGCACCTCCTGGTGTGATCACATTTGGCACAAGCAATATTAGCTTTGGTGTGTTTAGTCAGAGTCAAGTTTATAGTGCCAACACACAAGCTGGTTTAATTTTAAATGGCACTGTGTTCTCAGCCAAGGTTGACAACAACACTACAGCATTTGATGGTGGTGGTAATATCAGTGTCAAAGTTAGCGCAAACTTAACAACACCCAACATTGGCGCAGCCACTGGTACAAGTTTAAGCACAACAGGTACAATTACAGGTGGCAATTTAGTCACTGGTGGTACTTTAAGTGCCACTGGTAATGCCACATTGGGCAATGTATTAACAGGCGGATTAGTAAGTTCAACTGGAAATGTTACCGGCGGTAACATCCTTACTGGTGGATTAATCAGTTCCACTGGCAACATTGATGGTGGCAATTTGAGAACAGTTGGTCTGGTTACTGCTACAGGCAATGTAACCACCGCCAATCTAATCCTAACCAGTGGATTTATCGATGGCCCAGCCGCAGGCAGAATTACTATCAATGGTTCAGATGCTGACACTGACTTTGCGGTAGACGGCGATACCTTGGCCAATGTGTTCTACGTGGATGCTGGAACTGGTACAGCCAGTTTTGGCAACTCAACACAGATTACCAATTCAATTGCGTCGTTTAACGTCACGTCGTCAATGGTGATTCCAAGAGGTAATATATTACAACGTCCAGCCACAGGTGTCACTGGTATGATGCGTTTCAACAGCACTACCAACAGTTTAGAAATATACAACAACACAGACTGGATAGGTGTTGGTTCTACAGTGTTTACAGTTATTACTGATCAACAGTTCAACGGTGATGGCGTAAACGTAGCATTTACCTTGTCCAATGCTTCAACCACAGCTAGCACAATCGTCAGT